CGAGATGACATTCGATATTGCAAACGATATAATTAATTCTGTAGTTTAATGAGAGATGTACAAATATATATTGAAGGCAAACGATTAGAATTATTCAACGATGAGAAGATTGAGATAAATTCATCCGTACAAAATATTCAAGATTTTGCAAGGGTATTTACGGATTTTTCGCAATCGTTTACTGTGCCAGCATCTACTGTTAACAACAAAATATTTCAGCACTTTTATCAGTCAGATGTTAACGCAACAATCGACCATCAGATTAGACGAGACGCAAAAATTGAAATTGACCTAACTAATTTTCGTACGGGTAAGATTCAAATAGAAAAATCTAATCTTAAAAATGGTAGCGTTGAAAGTTATACGCTGACATTCTACGGAGATATAGTTACGCTTTTTGATTTGATAGGTGATGAGAAAATGAACACGTTGGATTTGTCTGCCTATTCACATTTATATACGGGTAGCGAAGTACAGAGTAGAGTTACAAGTACTGCTGATTTAGATGTTCGTTACCCTTTAGTATCTTCATTACGTGCATGGGAGAATTCAGGGGGTGGAGTGAATGACATCACACAAACTGCACACGCAATATCATATACCGAATTGTTTCCTGCAATAAAAATAAGTAGATTATTTGAGGCAATTGAGACAAAATACGACATTGATTTTCAAGGTTTATTCTTAACTGATAAAAGATTTACCGAGTGTTTTATGCACTTGAAAAATAAGGAAACATTTAAATTTAGAACTGCTTTTCAAAGGGTAGATTTAGTTAGTGTTGCGCCTGCTCCAACACCTGAGGCTGATTACTTCAATTTAACTACCGATGCGTTACATATTGAATACGATGAAACTCAAACAATATTATGGCATAATGTAACTATTTCTGTTCCTTTTGTTTCAACAACTGCGGTAACATATTATATTGATATATACGAAAACGGAATCTATCAAACTACAATTACGGCAAATGGCTTAAATAGTTACTTGGCTTTAAGCTATCAAAATGAAGCGGGTTTAGATAAGACAATCACATTAAATATATCTTCTGATTTTCCATTAACCATGCGTGTAAATATGGCGTATGAACAAGAGAAAATGGTATTGAATCTAATTACTGGATTATTTGAATCTACCTATACAACTTACTTTGGATTCGGTATAAATCAATCTTTAATCGGAACAGTTGATTTATCCGCCGTTATGCCGGATATGAAGATAGCTGATTTCATTACGGGTATATTAAAGAAATTCAATCTTACTTGTTATGGACTTACACCTTATTCATTTCAAGTTGAGCCGTTAGAGGATTGGTATAAGAAAGGTAGAATATTGAATATAACGCCTTATACTGACATCGATTCGGTGGATATTGAGCGTATAAAAGTGTATAAAGAAATCGCATTTACACACGAAGTATCGCAATCAGTTACTAATGTAGAATTTTACGATACATTTGGTAGGCAATATGGAGATTTGCAGCAGTCTTACAACTACGAGTCAAGCGAATACCAAGTAAAAGTGCCATTTGAAAACTTACTATTCAATAAATTTACCGGTACGAATCTACAAGTAGGCTATTATTTAGATAAAACTTTAGCGCCATACATTCCAAAGCCTTGTTTAATGTACATTGAGGAAGCAAAAACGTGCAGTTTTAAGTTTGATAATGGATCAACTGTTCCAACATTAACAAGTTATAGACCATTTGGGCAGGATTTAACCTATAACAACTTCAAATGGTCACTAAATTTCGGTGCGGATATTTCAACTTTGTACAATGTAGTAAATCCAAATAGCATTTACAGCGTATATTATTCAGGTTATTTAAACAATTTGTATGCACGTAAAAATAGAATGTATACGTACAAGACTAAACTGCCAATTTCTATTCTTACAAGTCTTAAATTAAACGATAGGCTAATCATTCGAGATAAGCGGTATATCATAAACGAAATGAAATCCGAACTTACAAGCGGTGATGTTACATTTGTATTAATATTGGATTTTAGGGCAATGAATGCGATTACTACATCTCCAGTGCCTAAACCAAGCGGAACAATCACAGTGCCTATATTAATAGGAAATCAAGTCACCAAAATAACTATTGATGTGGGTACAACCGGAGTTACTGCTGATAAATATATTGTAACAACTGACGACAAAGTACTATTCACTTATCCTGAAAATACAAGTGATTTCTTTCTAATAGCAACAGAAGATAGTGATGTAATTACAACCGAAGAATTGATAGCATTACGAAGCGAACAAGGAGGCGGAAAAGTATATCCTATTACGCTTACAACAGAATACGAAAACGGAGATTTAGATAATAGTACCTTATATATAATTCAAGAATAATGATAAAAAATATTATTGCAATGCTTCAAATCGGAGAGCATTTAGGAGTATCGGAGAACATAGAAATAGCGAAAGGAAAGTACAAATTTTCGACAAGCATTAAGGCACATTGGAAACAAGCAAGACGAGAAATAATAATGATAAAGACAAAAGGCAATGGCGGAAAAAAGAACGATTGAATTAGAAGTAAAAGAATCGGGTTTTAAATCCTTAAAAGCGCAGTTACGAGAAGCACAAGCAGATGTTGCTGCGTTATCGGATAAATTCGGAGCAACGAGTGACCAAGCAATTGCTGCTGCAAAAGCTGCCGCTATTCTAAAGGACACAATTGGAGACGCTAAAACCTTAACAGACGCATTTAATCCGGACGCTAAATTCAAAGCGTTAAGTGGTTCTTTGTCGGGTGCTGCAAATGGATTCCAAGCGGTGCAAGGTGCGATGGGGCTTGTTGGAGTTGAATCTGCTGCGGTAGAAGAAACTCTTTTGCGTGTACAATCTGCTATGGCATTTGCTCAGGGTATTGATGGATTACTTGAATCAATTGATTCCTTTAAGACATTAGCTGCAATGTTAGGACTGACTCGAAAAGCTAAAGTTTTAGATACTGCCGCAACTGCAACACAAGCAACTGTAACGACTGCAGCATCTGTAGCAACTGGTAAAATGACAATCGCACAAAGGTTGTTAAATTTAGTAATGAAAGCAAATCCAGTATTCTTAATCATTGGAGGTATTACGGCTTTGATTGGTGCGTTTGCATTGTTTAGCGGTTCGCAAGAAGATGCTACGGAAAAGGTTTCTAAACTAAATGAAAAATTAGAAGAGCAGAATAAATTTATAGAATATCAAAAGAAATCTATTGACAACATTACGGCAATAGAATTAGCAAACGCAAGAGAGAGAGGTGATAGCGAAGAGCAATTACTAAAAATTAAGGAAGATTCTGTAAATAAACAAGTTGATTTAGCTTATAAAAATTATATTGAAAATCAAAAGGCTTATGACGAGATTTGGAAATTAAGAAAAAAGGATAAGGCTACTGATGAGCAGTATAATGAAATCAAAAAGAAAGAACAGGAATCTTATGATAAATGGCAGGACGCTCAAACAAATAGAAGAATAGCAAACGCTGAAAGAGACGCAAATAAAGCGGAAAAGGATAGGGAGAATTCTGCTAAAAAAGCTGAAGAAGCACAACAAAAAGCAGATGCTGCAGCACAAAAAAGAGCAGACAAAAGAAAGGCAGATTTAGATGAAATAAATAAATATACTGCAGATGCAACAAAGGCAAATTTAGACGCTGCTAAATCAGACCAACAAGTTGAGTTAGATAATATTGAATTAAAGTATAAAGCACAAATTGCGCTAGCTAAAAAATACAATAAGGATGCTACACAGATAATTGAAGCACAAAGGAATGAAGAAAATTTAGTAAATACAAAGTACATACAATTAGAACTTGATGCGGAACAATTAAAGCAAGACAAACTTAATGAATTAGCCGAAGCGCAAAAAACAAAAGATGCGCAAAATGCAGCAGATAAAGCCGCAGCAGACAAAGCCGCAGCAGACGCCGAAATAGCATTAGCACAACTTACAAGAGACCAAAAAATTGAAGCTGCTCAAGCGGTATCTAATACCTTCGCACAATTAGCTAACTTATTAGGCGAACAAACTGCAGCGGGTAAAGCAGCAGCAATAGCAGCAGCGACAATAGAAACATTTTTATCAGCACAAAAGGCTTATTCTGCAACTGTTGGTATTCCAATTGTAGGACCTGTATTAGCACCAATAAATGCGGGTATTGCAATAGCTGCCGGTATTAAAAACATCAAAGCAATTACATCTGTTAAAACTCCAAATGGTGGGGGTGGCGGTGGAAATATACCAACTGCTCCAAGTGGTGGTGGTGGTGTTACTGCGCCAAATTTTAACATAGTAGGCAATTCAGGAATAAACCAACTTGCCGAACTTGGCGGACAACCAATACAAGCGTATGTAGTAAGTGGTGAGGTTACATCAGCACAAGCGTTAGACAGAAATCGAATACAAAATGCAAGTTTTTAAATTATAGTGATATGGAGAAAAGACAATTAATAGAACTAATCATTGACGAGACGAATTTAACGGATGAGGTATTCGCAATTTCGGTAGTTAATAAGCCTGCAATCGAATCGGATTTTATTGCTTTATCGGAACAAGTTGTGGAATTGAAAGTAATTGATGAGGAGAAAAAAGTACTTATGGGTGCTGCTTTAATTCCGAATAAGAAAATACCGAGATTAGACAAGAACGATAAGGTGTACGATATTTGGTTTTCCGAAGCCACAATCGAAAAAGCAAGCCAGTTATTCTTAATGCGTAACTATCAAAATGAAGTAACGATGGAACATAACCAAAAGTTAAAGGATATGTCCGTTGTGGAATCGTGGATTATTGAAGATAGCGAAATGGATAAATCTAAATTGTACGGTTTTTCATTTCCAAAAGGTACTTGGATGGTCGCAATGAAAGTAGACAATGAAGATGTTTGGAACGATGTTAAATCCGGTAAGATTAAAGGCTATTCCATTGAAGGCAGATTTTCGGATAATATGGAATTGAAAGCAATAGAAGACGAGCAAGAGTTAATAGAAAAAATTAAACAAATACTAACTAATAATGGAAAATAAAACACCAAGCAAGACAAGTCCTAAAGGTGGCAAACGAGGTTGTCTATGTAAAGACGGAACATACGATAAAAAATGTTGCGATGGAAGTCTACAAGCGCAAGGAATTGGAAGCGCAATTTCTAACACAATAAATAACGTAGAAAGAACAAGCACAACAAGGGTTATAGTTAGCAATTAAGTAAAAAATTAAAACAAAATAATAACAATTTAATTATAGTAATATGAACATTATAAATCAAATTAAAACTTTACTTAATATGGAAGTAAAATTAGAGCAAATGAAACTTGCTGATGGAATGACAGTTTTAGAGGCTGATTCATTCGAGCCTGAAATGGAAGTTTTCATAATTACAGAAGACGAACAAAAGATTCCAGTACCGATTGGAGAATACGAAATGGAAGACGGACGTATTTTGGTAGTAATAGCAGAAGGTGTTATCGCTGAAATTAAAGAGAAAATGGAAGAAGAAGAAGTTGAAACACCTGAAGCAGTTGTTGAAGAAGAAGTTGCTGCAGAAGTTGAAGCACCTACTGCATCTGTAACACCAAAGAAAACTATCGAATCAGTTACTAAAGAATCTTTCTTCTCGGAAATCGAAGCATTAAAAGCTGAAATTGTAGAATTAAAAGCACAAATTGAAACATCTAAAGTTGAAGAAATCGTTGAACTTGCTGAAACGCCTAAGCCAATTTCATTTAATCCTGAAAATACTACAAATGTAGAGGGAATGAGATATGCGCAGAATCGTTCAAGAACAATTATGGATTCAATATATGAAAAATTAAATAAATAATATAAACTAAAAAAAAATTAAATTATGCCGACAACAGTTAATATAAGCACTTCGTACGCCGGAGAATTCGCAGGCCGTTACATCGCTGCTGCATTGCTTTCTGCACCTACAATCGACAAAGGTGGAGTTACAGTTATGCCAAACGTAAAATTCAAATCAGTAGTTAAGAAAGTTGCTACAGATGCAAACCTTATTAAGGATGCTTCTTGTGATTTCACACCAACTGGAACTGTTACTTTAACAGAAAGAATTATCCAACCAAAAGAGTTACAAGTAAATCTTAATTTGTGCAAAAGTACGTTTGCATCGGATTGGTCGGCTTTAGAAATGGGCTTCTCAAGTTTCGATGTGCTACCGAAAACTTTCGCTGATTTCTTAATTGCTCACGTATCTGAAAAAGTTGCTGCTGCTACAGAGGCTTCAATTTGGACGGGTGTTGGTGCTACTTCAGGACAATTTGCAGGATTCGGTTCTATCGTTTCTACAGACCCTTTATTGCCGGCTGCTCAAGAAGTTGCAGGTACATCTGCTATTTCTGCCGCTGCAACAGTTATCACAGAATTAGGTAA